CTAGATAACTATGAAAATATTATCATCCAAAGAAACCTACTCCTACAAGCTGCAACTGGACACAGTCAGAGAACAGATGAGGCAGATTGAGGAGAATGGCATTTACGACATTGCTGGCAACAAGATTAAGAAAGAAGACAAAGAACAGTACAAGCAGTTGAAGGCTATGGAGCATCACCTGCGACAGTTGGCTAGTGGCATCGAGTCACCTAGCCCATACAAGAAACCAAAGCAGGTGGAGGCTAAACCTGAGACGAGAAGACAGATGACAGATGAGGAGAGAGCACAGTTTGCTAAAATGCTTTCTGAGACACGTTTAGCTATTACCCGCTGTGGTTACCATGATGGGGAATAAAAATTGATTGTAGGTGTATATACGCCTCAAAGAGACTATGTTGAGTGGAGATATGAGAGAGAGATTTAAACAACTGAGCTTGAGACACACTTCAAGTCCACTCCTCCAGTGGCACCGAATGGTATGCTGAACAATAAATGGTTAATGGCTCAGGCTCAGTTGTGAATTTATGGAAACGATAATGAAAATAAAAATGAAAGAATACAGACACGAGGATGGTACAGAAGAACAACTGCCTGTCTTCAAGTGTAAGCAGAGCAAAGACCGATTGTGGTTCAAGTGCCCAAAGTGCGGAGAGAAAAGATCTCACAGCAATGAAGCGGGGTTTCGACAGTCTCACTGCATTAGTAGCGGTTTAACCACAACAACGTCAAAGCCTGACTGTTGGCCTAGCGGATATCTAATCGAAGACTGATGGCAGCAAAGAAAGCAGCAAGAAAGAAGGCTACATCCAAGCCACCTGTGCCTGGTAAAGTGGTTAAGCTAACTGAAGAAGAAGTAGCAGAGAGAAGAAAGAATCTCGATGATCTGCACAGTGCACCGATTCAAATGCCTCCCAGTGTCTATGATGCCAGGAGAAAGCAATTGGAGAAGAATGGGACTGGTAAGATTGGGGGAAGACCAACGACCTATACTCCTGAAAGAGTAGAGTCATTTCTGAAGAATCTGAGGAGTGGACTGCCTGTGAATAGAGCAGCAGCAATGGTTGGGATCAGCAATACTGCTTTGTATAGTTGGCTAGACACCTACTCTGACTTTAGGAGTTCTCTCCTACAAGCAGAGACAGAATACCAAGCATTTGCTCTGAGAACTGTTAACGATGGCATAGCCAATGGGGATGGTCATTTAGCCATGAAACTTCTGGGAGCACGGTTCAGTGATGAGTATGCAACCTCGAAGAAAGTCGATGTAAGAACGCAGAAGATCGATTCAACCATTACGACTGATCAGCTTATGCACCTCCAGTCTGCTCGTTTAAATACGGATGTTGTATCCGCTGCAAATGTTATTGGAACGGAGGAACCAGATGCATCTGATGCGAAACTCACCACTGATCCACCACCACCTGACCATCCTGCTGAAAATGACCATGGGGGTACCCATATATTGGGTGGTACCAATCCCGACACCCCACCCCCATCAAAAGCCTCCCACACGGGGGATTCTGCAAACACACCCACATAAGCACTATGGTCATAGGAGTATCAGGTAAGAAGCGTAGCGGTAAAGACACTGTAGGAGGCATGGTGATTGATTTACTTCATAACCGTAGATCCCCGCTACCTGCCAGACGAGTTGCATTTGCTGATGAGTTGAAGCGGGAGGTGTCTGAGGTGACTGGTGTCTCATTGGCTGAGATTGAGATGGATAAAGATCGCTGGAGACCAATGCTGCAATGGTGGGGGGTTGAGTTTCGCAGGTATTACAATGGGGAGGATTATTGGATCAGGCAGATGCGTTTGAACTTATGCGCTAATGCGGATGATGAAGATGGTTCTATGTTTTCAGTGATCACAGATGTGAGGCTAAAGAATGAGGCTGACTACATCAGAGATCATGGTGGTTTTCTTATTCGGGTTAATCGTGAGACTAGCAATGATGATTCTCACAGTAGTGAGACTGAGCTTGATGATTACAATCGTTTCCATCGAGTCATTGAGAATAATGGCAGTCTGGATGATTTACGGGAAAAAGTCCAAGAGGTCATGGACAGCATGAGAATAGTGGATATGTGGGGAGTTGATGCATTCACTGCTAGTCGATAACTATGACACCTCCACCTCCAGTCCATCATTTTATTCTGACCAACAATCGCAGTGGTCGTTGGTTTAGGCTCAAGGCTATTTGTTCTCCTACCGGGATGGAGACACGAGTGCAGACTAACTTTGAGCCAGATGAGAAGTTTGATGATTATGTGTTCAATTGGCAGGAGATGGTTATGGAGGAGTATCAGGATGTGACTGGGGTGGACATAGATTGTGACGATTTACGCTAGGCAGGAGGATGATGGATCATGGAGGTTATGGGTGAATAGTTACGGCATGGACTCACCTGCTGGGACTAGGTTGGATAGAGGTGCATTGTTCCCCCAGGAGACACTGTACGATCACGAGGATGAGGCTGAGGCTAAGATTAGTGCGGCTAGGTTGCAGAAGTATATAGACGAGAGAGAGATGGCTTTATGGGTGAATAGGAGAAGAAAACACAAATGGAAATAAAAGATTATTACGACAGGTTCAGTGATGCGTATTTGAATGAGTATGGTTCATTGATTCAATCATCATTATTTGCTGATAAGCCTAAAGACTTTGCACAAGTGATGATGGGTAGAGCGATGATTACACCACAGCATAGTGTGCTTGATGTTGGTTGTGGGGTTGGTGGTGTGATGCTTGGCCTCATGGAGAATGGGGTTTTGGATGTTACCGGGGTGACGATTAGCAGTAGGCAGATTGAGTTGGGTAGAGAGTTGGATGCTGATTTAAATATGGAATTGGCTGATTTCATGGAGTGGGATGATCGAGGCAGGAAGTTTGATAGGATCATATTCTGCGAATCTTTTGGATATTTTACTGAGCCTGGTAAGCTGATTGAGAAAGTCCGTGGATTATTGGCACCAGGTGGAATGGTTTATGTGAAAGATTTGTGTGCTGTGAATGATCCTGACCTGATGCAGCAGGTTGGCCTTGAGGCTATAGGTAATTTGTGGAGATGGTACAACATATATACTACACAAGAGATGGCATGGATGTGGGGTATGAGGCGAATAGGTGGTGGGGATAATTTATGGAGAGAAACTTCCTGCCGTAAGTTTATTGATTTTGTTATGGGTAATGGATCATTTGCCAAGGCTCATGGTGAGGAGTTAGCCAATGCTGGGATGAAACAGCAACCAGCGTGGAATGGGCAAGTCCCAGTGAAGACGAGTGACTTTTTATTTGCGTGATAGAACAGGCTGAACAGGAGTGTGTGGATATTGTTTTGGGTAATCATCCCGGTGATAGCTGGGTATACACCAATGACCAGTATTCATTCCTAGACGGCATGTTTGTTAGAGGTGGAGTGATTAAGGCAGTGGCAGAGATTAAGAGCAGAGAGTGTGCATTTGGGACACATGAGAAAGAGATGCTTAATTGGAACAAGATGGAGGCAGGACAGTGGGCTAGTAGGTCATTTAGGTGCCCATTCTATCTGTTCAGCTATCATGCTGTGAGTGATGTTGTGGCTTGTTATCAGGTGACAAATAGTTTGGGAGAGTTTGTGAGAAAATATGATGTAAGTGATTATGGGCAAAACAGAAACAAAAACGAAAGAGACACCAAAACAGTCAGAAGAACAGTCTGGCTCAACAGCGAAAACCCAAGTCTCCTCAAGAGATGCGGACTGCGATGTCTTTACTGAGAAGTATTTTGGTATAAAACTTTATGATTGGCAGAAGTCAGTTCTGTTAGATTTGAGCAAGCCCGGTGCGCGAGTTGCATTGAAAGCGGCAAATGGCTCAGGAAAAACTGCCATGATAGCTGCACCTGCTGCACTGTGGTATGCGCTGATCTATCCCGGTAGCATAGTTATCACCACATCTGGTGTGTATAGGCAGGTCAAAGAGCAGATGTGGCCTCAGATTAGATCATTAGCCAGCAAAGTAGCTGGGCTAGGCATGACAATTAATCAGACTGATCTGACTATGGACAATGGCAGCAGGATCTTGGGGTTTGCAACTGACTCACCAAACCGTTTTGAAGGCTTTCACGGCAATGTTTTTATAGTGTTGGACGAGTGCAAGAGCATTGATTCTGACCTATTTGAGGCGGTGGCTCGTATCCAGCCAAATCGCATCCTAGCCATGAGTTCTCCAGGTGGAACTACTGGTAAGTTTTATAAAATTTTTACTAAAGAACAGAAGTGGTGGAAGCTTCACACTGTTACTTCTTACCAATGCCCCCATATCAAGAAAGAATGGATAGAAGAACAAATGGAGATGTGGGGCAAAGACCATCCATTGATCAGATCCATGATCTTTGGAGAGTTTCAAGAGACAAGCGGAGAAGGCTTGGTGATCACATGGGACAGTCTAATGCAGTGCTTGGATAGTCCACCAACCAAAGATGGTGGTGAAATTGTAGCCTCGTGTGATTTTGCAGCAGCAGGTGATGAAAGTGTTTTTTGCATGAGAGTAGGAAACAAGATCACCAAGCTAATTGCATGGAGAGAGGCTAATACTATGGCAGGTTGTGCCCGATTTGCTTTGGAATTTGAGAAAGCAAAGCTGAAACCTGAGCAGATATTTGGCGATGCAGGTGGACTAGGACTGCCTATGTGCCATCAGCTTGCAGAGATGGGTTGGCCAATCCACCAAGTGAATTTGGGAGGAAGAGCACATGATCCTGACAAGTATGTCAACCGGGGTACAGAGATGTGGTTTGAGGCATCTAGACAAATAGACCGCATGGAGTGTATATTGCCTGATGACGAGATCCTACACAGTCAATTGACAACTAGACGGGTTGCAGCAAGTAAGAACGGTAAACTGAGCTTAGAAAGCAAGAAAGAGATGAAGGCGCGAGGATTCTCCTCACCTGACCGGGGTGATGCGGTGGTCATGACATTGGCCAGTTATAGCGACCAATACATGTGGAACAGACGCTATCAGCCTAGTCTGGAAGAGATTGTTGAGGCAGGTATGCATGAATGGACAGATGACAGTAAACTAAGAGAAAGTATGGGATTAAACACAGGATGAGCGGAATGCAGATTGTTAGGTTGGTACTTGAATTATTAAAAGAATTATTGAGTTATGGTAAAAAAGCTGAAAAAGAGAAACTGGAAGCAGATATCAATGATCGTGCTGATGATAAGCGCGATTGGATTAGGCAGCGGATGCAGGACACCGATCAAGCTGGACGCGACGAAGAGACTGATTCTTGATAATGAGAGAGGTTTTCAGGACGCATATATGGCATCTCCACAGGCTAAGTTGTTTGTTGAGGATTGTCTGGAACAGATAATCCAATATGAGAAAGATTTAGAAAAAGCCAGCGTTCGCAACTAACAACGCCTAAAAAAATTGCATAAAAGCAGCAGGACGCACCAAAAATGGGTGCGTCTTTTTTTATGAAAATGAAAGACCAACTGGAGTGTTTCTGCACGGACATCGAAAAACTGGTGGATCGCTATCAGGAAGAATTTGATTTAGACGATGCAACACTCATAGGAGGTCTTCAGATGTATTCATGTCTGATGTCATTACAGGCAATGGGTTACCTCCTCGGAGATGACGAGGAGGAAGATGAGGAAGATGACTTTACTATATGAAATCTCGTGATGAATTAAACGCATCAGTCCTACAAGATTTAGCAGACCGTAGCGTTTGGGATACCAGACAACGCATGTTTTATGAGATGCGTCACCATGGACTGAGGAGAAAAAACAAACCTTGGCCCGGTGCATCAGATGTACATTTCCCACTAGTAGACACCACAATAAGCGAACTTAAACCTGCTTATTTCCAGCAGTTATTTGCTACAGACCTGATTGCCCAGTTCATTCCTACAACCCCACAGGTTGCAGAATACACAACAGCGGCGGCACAATGGTTTGATCATAAAATAAAGCAAAAGACTAATTTAGAGACAGAAGTCCTGAGTGCCGTTGATTCCATGCTTATGAGCGGGAATGGGGTAATGAAGATTCTGTGGGACAATAAAGCGAAGAGGCTTAATTATTATTCAATAGAACCACAGCATTTTGTCGTTCCTAGCTGGACCAGGAGTCTAGAAGAGGCAGACAGAATGTGTCATATTTCGGTTTACTCAGTTGATTCGTACAAACGGCAAAAGCACCTAAATCAAGATCCAGAAGTCATTACCCAGATTGCTGGGAGTTATAACAATGATGCCGGGGATATGGACACTGAGTACACCAAATTCGAGCGCGAAGGACTAACATTCACTGATGAATCAAAGATCATTGTTTGGGAGGTTTATTTCCGCGATGACAAGACTGGGGAGTGGTGCATTTGCACATTCTCACCTACTCAGCCTGATATTGATCTTAGGCCCACAATGAAAATGCCATATAATCATGGTAAACCACCATTTGTGGCTTTTCATTACGAGGTTAAAGATCCCGGTTTTTATTCAGCCAGAGGTGTAGTTGAACTTCAAGCAACCATGGAAGCTGATTTAACGAAGTTGCTTAATGACAAGAATGATTTTATGACTCTCGCAAACAGACCACTGTTTCGCGCTGAGAGAGATATGCCTAACACAGGCAATCTCAGGATGACTCCTGGCAGCATCCTGCCATTTGGAATCCAACCAGTTGCACATCAGGCACCTCCAATTTCGTTTGATACTCAGATGAATGTCATGCGGGAATTGGCACAGAATAGAGTATCCACACCAGATTTTGGTC